GAACCCTCGACACTTCAAGAAGTCAATCACACCACCACCCACTCCGTCCTCGTCTGCGACGACATCCTGTAACAAAATGTTATGTTCTTTTGTTACGAGGCGAATCTTGTTCACGACCTCATCTAACGACGCTCTGCTCATCTCTACAATTTCAATAAGTGTTAACCCATTCCAAACACAAATGATTGTTCTGTCCTTTCCAAAACGCGCGATGTCGGCTGTTATGTATTTCTTTCCTTCAATGAGTTCATTTCTGAACATACGGAGCAGGTTGTCCGTTGAGAATAGTTTGTCGCTGTCGTCGTCAAACTCCCAATTGCCTTCAAGTAGACGTTTGCGGTCGTACTCTGGAAGGCGACGCAACGATTCAATGTAAGCGACAGGAAGGAATGGGTTGTCTTGCGGTAACGCTTGAACAAAAGCGCGGTGTGAAGGTAGTTCGTTGCGGTTGTTCTTAATGTAGAACTCGTTATACAACCAACCTTTCGACGGATTGCAAGAAAGAAAACCTTTGGGAATAAGATTGAACTCATTCAATTTATAACGACAACGTGAGTGAACAATGTTGACCGCCTTTTCTGTTACTTCGGCTACCTCGTCTATGAAGTAGTCTGTGATTTCTAACGACCCAAGACTGTCAAAATTTGGATTTGAAGGGTAAGCAAATAAGTCTTTCAAAACAATTTCGCTTCCGTTGAAAAACTTAATCACGTTCGTCTGGCCGTTGTATGTGTAGTGTTTATCAGCAACAAGACCGAACTCTTTCGCAGTCTCAAAGAACGTATTTAAGGTCGTCTTTTTAAGCGTGTCTAACTTGCTTCGTCCAATTAAAGAACGTGTCCCTGCGTACTTCAAACGACGTTGTATCTGCCACATACAACCGAACTTCGTTTTCCCACCGCCTGCCGCGCCACCGTATAACAACTGCTCAACGATGCTATCGGTATTTAAGAAGTTCAAAGCTTCAACTTGACGCGGCAGGTATGTTGGTTTATAGGGTTGGTTTACCACCATTTAGTAATAAAGTGATAAACAATGTAAGCAATACCGCCAATGACCGTAACGTTTAATGCAAGTGATAATACAAAACCAATTGCTGCTAAAACTTTGTCTTGTGTGTCCATTGTTTTTTTTTATTTATTATCTTTTATAAAAGATCCATTTAACATTTTACCATTTCTTTTTTTTATAACATTATAAGCTGAATTTATACATTGTTCAATAGTAATGTTATTTTCTAATTGCGAACCAGTAAAATTGTTTTTTGGCATGTTAATGTTGTTTGCAAATTTAGCAATTGAAGTCAACACTATAACACAATCACCAATAGCATCAATAATTTCTTCAACATCATTATTTATAATTGCTTTTGCTAATTCACCAACCTCTTCTTGAAGTTTAATGATCTGTGTTTTTACATCGCCTTTAGCATAAAGACCACGGGACATTGCCCATAATCTAATTAGTTCAAATTGGTTGTCTACTTTTTCCATTCTCTGTAAGATTTAATTGATTGTTTATTTAAGTTTGATTTTAAGTTACCGGCTACATTCCAGAAAAGATCTCCTGGTTTAAGGTATTCCCATACCTTGGCATCATAGTTTGATGCACTTGGAAATGGTGGTTTGATCTTACTATCTTGAGCGAAGTCTTGATAGTGTCCAATAATCGTGGCTCTACCTTTTTCACCATCCTGTATATTTCTTGCAACAGCAAGTCCATATGCTTCAGCGTTTGGCCAAGCTTTTTGCAACGCTCTGTTTAAAACGCCTGTAGAAAATGCTGTCCAAAATCTTTTAGGCTCAGGTATCTGTAAGGCTGTTTTTATAAACATGGCTGTAACTAGTGGATGTTTGAGGCCTAAAGGTATGAAAAAACTTCCAGTTTCTTTAGCATAAGCTTGAGCAATTCTGTTTAAATTAGGCATGGCAGCAATCCTATGAAAGTGGTATTCACAGCCGTTCTCTATGCAGTAAGCTTGATGCTCAGATACCTCTTTAGACGAGGGCATGAATAAGACTAGTTTCTTATCATACTTTTTACAAAGCTCGGTTAGAGAAACCCCAGCATAGCCAAATCTAGGCTGTACATAAACTACAGTATCTGATTCACACATTGCAATTAATGCTTCACCTGCTCTAGCTTTAGACCCTACACTTATAAGATCTTCACGGACTACATCTATTCCATTATGGTTTTCCACAACTGGATCAGGAAATGAACTTTTAAAATCCTTAACCATTTCTAGATATTGATCAACCGTGTATTTATCGTCTAAACTTACTTCTGAAATTGTAGAACGAAATTTTGGTATTCTGATGGGCTCCATAATTTTTTTAAGATTGAATTGTTTTTATAAATATTTCCATTGTTTTTTTCTATGTGAAACTTTGACTGATACTCTTCAAAATATCTGACTGGGTCACACAGCCTTGAATCTTCTACCGAGTATGGAGGAGCATTATATCTTTTGCTTAAAAACTCAATTGCCTCAAATTGATTAGCCTTTCCAAATATTGCTTTGATGCACCTTTTGGCATTAGTTCCGGCATAGATCATAGACCACTGATCCACATAGTTAGGATAATACTCTGCAATGTCAGCAGCAAATGCGCTAAGTACAAAGGTAGTTTTTTTGAATCCACGATCATTCATCCATTTGTTTCCTATGTCCACAAGCTCAATAATCGATCTTTTTTGATTTTGAACTGATTCATATAGATGTTCAACAAGTGACTTAGAATGAGTCTGTATGAAGTTTCTTAAGCCCATTGAAAATTGTGGTAAAAGGTAACCTTTGTTGTCGCAGAATTTTGAATCAGGAATAGAATCTAGCCATAAATCATGAGTGTGATTTCCTTTTAATATTTCATCACATACCCAAAAGTTGCCGAATCCATGTGATCCTGGCTTGTAGTTAATACCTGATCCACATAGTCTAAATAAATAAAAACACATAAAATAGTCAAAGTCGTCTTTTATGTCATGGTCCTTATATTTTATACCATATCCTTTAGGATCTAATTCACGCATTTTTAATGCTTCAGGAAATGATGAAAACGCCGCGTATTTACGATCAAGCATGTCATAGATAGGAACATGAAAGATAAGATCATCATTGACCATTTCTTTTAGTTGATCGTCTGTAACATTAAGACTTTTATCGTACCATGCTTTTTGCATCAATAAGCTACGCTCATGGTATTCGTCTAGTGCATCTAAAACTTGGTTATTTATATTCATATTAAAATAGTTTTTTTTGAATTAATAAGTTTTTTGCATAATACTTAGGACGAATATGCACAGACTGTTTTGGTTCCATAACTTCGTTTTGATAGAAGTCTATGTTTTGATACCACTCTAATGGCCATTGATGTACTTCAAGACCTGACTTAAGCAATTCTAAATTAAAAAGATACACTAAAGTCTGACGAAGATCTCTAGAGCCATAAAATGGTTTCTTTTTATATAAACCAGTTGATGGGATCTTACGATCTTCATTCTCAACCGGGAGTAAGCATGTCACCTTAGCATTATTAATTTTAGCGTGTTGGATATATCTATGAACTAAATCTAATGTTGCTTGAACTGGGTCAGCTTGCCTAGGCAAATGAAACCTTACATCAATGTTTCCAAAATAGTAATGATCAGCAATTGTTGGATCTTTTAAAAATCCAAACAAAGTCTTACCGTCCATTCTATCAATTGAATAAGAATCATTTGGCCATACCGATATTGAGTGACTGTCTCCAATTAATGACTTAGACTTTTGTGGAAGCTGTATTTCTACAAAAGTTTCATGTAGATCATAAGTCTTAAGCTTACGTTTTATTGAGAAGTCATTTAACTGAAAGCCATCTAAAGACGTTACATACTTTTGATAGTTAGCAAGTTTATCGCACCTTTTTATTACTTGATCATTAATTCCACCAATGACATTATAAGATCCTTTCTTAAAGTTAACGCCATGGTAAATTACAAGACGATCATAGACTTCCCAGTTATCATTCTCTGTAAGAATATCTGCATTGAAAAAAGATCTTACAATCTCAACCATGCCAGCGGAATGTGAATTTAATGATGTTGCTGGGTTATTTAAAATTCCAATTATTCCTGTTGTCATAATTATTTATTTAAGTAGTCATTCATTGATGCCATGTACGCAACAGCGTCTAATAAATTATCTTCTTTATGAGAATAAGATTCTCTAGATAATTTTAATGCTATCATTGCTTTGTACATAATAGTAGCGTCGACATCAAGTCCTGTCATACCATTTAAAATTTGCGCAGCTCTTTCCATACCTTTATGGAAGTCACCGTACTGTCTTGATTTTTCTTCAGATCTTTCATACACGATATTGTATGCGTCTGTTAAAATGTTACTCATATATTTTGTAAGATTGCTGTGATAATAAATGCTACGCATACGATAATAAATGCATACATAGGTTTGATTGATTCTTGAGCATAACGCTCATTTGCTTTTTCTTGT